ATGGGAGAAGTAATGAATTTCTTTTACTTAGATGAAGACCCTTGGAAGTCTATTGAGTATCACTGCGATAAACATATCGTCAAGATGCCTACAGAGTACAAACAGATGTTGAGTACTGCACACAGGGTTCTTGATGGTGAGATGTATTATGACAAGACCAAGAATGGTCGAAAGATTAAACGGTGGAAACATCCAGACCGCAAGATGAACAGAGACTTATACCTTGCTGGTCATGTCAACCATCCAACTAATATTTGGTTGAGAGAGTGTACAGAAAACTATATGCTCATGTTTACCTACTACAAACTTATCTGTGACGAATATACACACAGGTATGGTAAGGAACATGGTGCAAAAGAGAACTGGTGGATATTCAGAAACCCACCTAAGAATATGCCGAGTCTTGGTAAGACAACACCAGTACCACAAGCCATGCAAGCGTTTCCAGAGTGCATGGTCAAGGGTGATAGTGTTCAGGCATATCGTAATTTTTATGTCAAGGCAAAAAGGAGTTTCGCAACATGGAAAGAAAGACCGACACCGAAGTGGTACATGACCCAGAGCCAGAGCGGTATTATGATTGGATGCTCTGGAAAATGAGACAAGAGAATAAGAATAAAGTGGTCATGTCCAAGGAAGATATATATAAGAAAGAGATTGCAGAAATGCAATCAACAATTCATCATTTACAGATGAGGGTGAAAGAATTAAACGATGCCATATTACAACTTCAAAAACAAAGAGACTGACCATGAGTGGGAAGAGTTTTTTACCATTTCTGGTAGAGAAGAATTCTTAAAAGAGAATCCACATATCGTACAGTTACCATCACTGTTTGCAATCAGTGGTGGCGGTAGTGGTGACCGTATTAAAAATGATGATGGGTGGAAAGAAAACCTGTCACGAATTGCAGAGGCTCATCCACGCAGCGAACTTGCGAAACGGTATGGTAGGAAGTCTACAAAACAAGTGAAGACGGATAGGGTATTAAAGAAACATAAGGTGATATAAATAATACTGTGCTGGTGAGAAACCACAGCACCCTCGCAATGAGATTGGAAGCTGTGTGGTCAATCCACCAATGCACAGGAACGATGGTGACCCCATCGTTCCACCTTTAGTTAAGTGAGTAAGAATATGGCAAAGAAAAAAGATGTGACTATTGATAGTCTGGTGACAATCAAACCAATCACCGACAATCAAAAACTCGTATTCAACGAGTATAAAGAAGGAAATAATTTATTTCTCTATGGTGCTGCTGGTACAGGTAAGACCTTTGTATCGTTGTATCTTGCGTTGGAACAAGTGTTAGACCCATCAACACCATATGAATGTGTATACCTTGTAAGAAGTGCAGTTCCCACTAGGGAGATTGGATTTCTGCCAGGCGATGAAGAAGATAAGACTGCGTTGTTCCAAGTACCGTATCAGAACATGGTACAGTTCATGTTTGAACAAGCATCCGATAGTGCGTTCAGTATGTTGTATGACAGGCTGAAAGTACAGGGCAGTGTTATGTTCCTCACCACCTCTTTTTTAAGGGGCATCACATTAGACAATGCAATCATTATAGTCGATGAATGTCAGAATCTAAACTTTCATGAACTAGACACTATCATGACTCGTGTAGGACAGGATAGTAAAATTATCTTCTCTGGTGATTTCTTCCAGACCGATTTACAGAAGAACGGTGAGAAAGAAGGTATGGGTGTGTTCATGAGTATCATTGATGCAATGGAAGAATTCTCTGTTATAGAATTTACTGTTGGTGACATTGTGCGTTCTGGTTTAGTACGCAGTTACCTCATCAATAAAATTAAACAGGGAGTTGAATTGTAATGGCAAAAATGTTTAGTAGTGCTGTGCATGAGCCGACTATCAAAGGTACGTCACAGGGCAAGAAACCAATTACGTCTACGATGAATAAGAACAAACGTAGGTCGTTTAAAAAATATAGAGGACAAGGTAAATGAGTAATTTTGATGCGTGTTTAAAACTCGTATTACATCACGAAGGCGGATATGTGAATCATCCGAAAGACCCAGGCGGTGAAACCAACATGGGTGTAACCAAGAGGGTTTACGAAAAGTGGTGTATGGAAAATGACCTTCAACAGAAGGATATGAAAGATTTGGAATTTGATGATGTCGCTCCTATCTACAAAAAGAACTATTGGGATAGAGTAAAAGCAGACCAACTTCCAGAAGGTTTAGACCTTTGCGTTTTCGATTGGGCCGTTAATTCTGGTACAGGTAGAGCCGCAAAGAAACTACAAGCAATGATTGGTACTGTAGTTGATGGTGGTATCGGCCCAAATACATTGAGAGCTCTCAAAATGTATTGTGATACTGAAGGTATTGAAGCTGCGATTTCAGACTACACCAAAATCAGACAAGAGTTCTATGAGGGTTTGAGTACGTTTGATACATTCGGAAGAGGGTGGACACGAAGAAACCAAGAGACTGAATTAGAAGCGTATAAGATGGCAGGGATTTATCTTCCCTCTTGACAAATGTGATTCGATTTGATATTATACTATAAATTTATGTGAGGATTATTATGACTTTTGTACACAACCCTGTAGAGATTCAAGAACTCTCTACCAAGAATATCAACCGTAAAAGGTTTTATGAAACACCAGAGGGAAAACTATACCCCTCTATTACTACTGTTCTTCAAAAACGTAAGATGAAAGGTCTTATGGAATGGAGACAAAGGGTAGGTGATGATGTTGCGAATTACATTGCAAGGACGGCTGCACACCGTGGCACGAAAGTCCATCATATGTGTGAGGACTATCTAAACAATGTGCAATCTGCATGGCCTGAGAAGTGGGCAGAACACGAAAAGAACTTTCTGCCCTACGTTCTATTTGGTCAACTAAGACCCTATCTGGATAGAAGTGTAAACAACATTCTTGCACAAGAGTGTGGTTTGTATTCGGATAAATATAGAGTAGCAGGACGAGTCGATTGTATTGCAAAATACAATGGAGTCAAATCAATTATCGACTTCAAGACTTCCACGAAAGAGAGAAACGATGAGTGGAACGAGTCCTATTATATACAGGCATCTGCATATGCAGAGATGTTTGAAGAACGAACTGGAATTAAAATAAACCAGATTGTAATTCTGGTGGTAACAGAGGATGGAGTTGTACAAGAGTTTGTAAAAACAAAGGACGAATATCTTCCCAAGTTGATAGAAGCGATTGATGATTTCACCATAGATTGGGAAAAAGAAAATGAAGCAGTGGATGAAAGTCCTGCCGTTATCGGTGCTCCTGTTTAGTGGCACTGCTTTCGCAGAACCTAACGACTTACCAAACGAAGAAATTAAACCACCTGTGATGACACAAGAGGAACTTGAAGAACAGGGTATGTATTATTGGGCTAGTAAACCTGTTCAGTGTAGTGGCGGCCCAACGGTGGTCGAGTTAATGAGGAATAACAACGAAGACCCTAGAGTATGGATGGAAGGAATCACTGGAATGCCAGACGGCAGAATCAGTGAATCAAAATTTGTCATTGCTGTAAATCCAAATGCAAATCCTACAACATGGACTTTAATTGAATTTACAGATGGTGGTCAACAAGGATGTATCTTAGGATTCGGTAGAGGTAATATTAACATTGGTATTACTCCACCACAACTAGGTACATCAATTACATATGGGCAGATACATTAATGATAGAAGGAATTATCGCAACGATTGTCGGTTCATTCATGTATGACAACATAGACTTTTTTAAGACAGCAAAAGACCAAAGAGCAGATGGTTACGAATGGGTGTATCAACCAAAGAACCACAACCCAGAAGTACCAGCAATTACTATCGAGCATCCTGTCAGTAAAGAAAAAAGAGTCATTTGGGTATTGGAGAAATAATGTATCAGTATAAATGTAAACTGGTGAAAGTAGTTGATGGTGACACGATTGATGTTGATATCGACTTGGGTTTTGGTGTGTGGTTACGCAAACAGCGTATTCGTATGTATGGTATCGACACACCAGAATCTAGAACCAGAGATTTAGAAGAGAAGAAGTATGGGTTGGCTGCAAAGGCATTTTTAGAAAAGTGGACAAACGCTGGTCATCTTGTTCTGAGAACATTTAAGGATGGCAAAGGTAAGTATGGTCGTATTCTTGGACAGATTTGGTATGAGGATACTCATAACATCAACCAACTTCTAATCGACAACCACCACGCTGTTGCGTATCATGGTCAATCAAAAGAAGAGATTGCACAACAACACATCGCAAACAGAGAGTTGGTTAATCTCAATGAAGCTGTAAAATCTCTTGACAATTGAATCAGTCTTTGGTATAAATAAAACACAGTTCGTTGA